CAAAGGGGAAGGCTATCAAAGATCCTCGTAAGGCTTCTAGAAACTATCCTGGGCTAAACTATGAAACCTATTGCAGCTCATTCTGTGTCAAGGACAAGGGAATCAAGGTCGGAAAGACTCATCCCAAGGTCAGACAGAAGACTGTCTAAATCTACTGTATTTTCAACATCAAAAGACATATCAAATATATCCATTATATTGAAAATGGCTTCACTCTGCAATAACACAGCGTTCGACTGCGCTGTGTAATTGTTCTGAACCGTCACAGTCACCTTAAACTGTGAAACATCAAATACTTTTCTACAAAGTGGACAGGTGTTCTTACCTTTACCTTTCCATTCCTCTAGACAGTGGGAATGAAACATATGCCCACATCTGATCGGAGAATTGGTCCTCGTCGATCTGACGTCATTGAGACATATGGCACATTGTGACATTCTAGAGTATGGGTTTAAAGTTTTTATTAAAATTTACCTCACCTAATAAATCTTGGACATGTCGGTGATTTGATCACACGAATCACACTTACCCCTGGATTGTTCGGGCAACTTGTTAAGAAGTTCTGGACCATTTTTTTGGAGAAGTTGGCGGTAGCTGTAGTTATCCTCGAAAGCGATACCATTTTGCTTCATAATATAGTTATTAGTAAGTTGGGCTGAGGAGTTCATGGTAAAGCATCGACCATCGGCCATTCCAAGTCGTTGAGACATTTTTATTACAATATAATTAGAAATTAATTTGTCGGTTGGTGATTGTTTGAATCCACGAACTGAAACCCTTCTTTCTAAGAAATTCAACCATAGGTTCGCATTTATGCCCCAAGAACACATTAAATATATCCTTTTCTTCTGTTGGCGACACACGGATTTGGGAATCATCATTAATGTGTTGATTAATAATGTTATATGCAAAAGCAATCTCTTTGAGTGTCTCCGCTCCAGTGATGATTATTTTGCCAGTGGAAAAAATACTTGTGGTGATTTCTTTCATATCTTGAGCTGGTTGAAATTTAATCTTTACTGCGCTGTATCTATCCGGTTCAAAAGAAACTTTGAAGACATCTGGGTGATTCTCAAAGTGCTGGGCCACTCGCATGAGATTGATGTTGTAGTTGAGACTGAAGTTTGAGTTGATCATAACCACCCGAAAAGAATCTATCGGCATTTCAGTTTCGAGTCCCAAAAAAGTCTTGAAAATATAAGTCAGTTGTGTAATGATTCGCTTACAATCGAAAAGATCGCAACAACCTGCAACTTGGATAGAGCCATTTGGGAAAACTTTGACAGATTTGGTGCTGTAACTGTCATGATAAGTAAGTGTAACTTGATTGTAAAAAGTTGTGGGCTTTAATTTCCACACAAAACCACCATCACCTTTGGTGTTTGTACGTTTCAATTTGAATGTTTCCAGATTCTCAAAAATATGGCGAAGTTTTTTAATGTCAATATTCTGGATAAAGCTTGAAACCATTGTAATCGTTGTAATCTTTATCCAAGAAGGTCTCGTTTCTTCTGGAAGCTCATTTCTAAACTCATCAACTGTGAGAATGTAGGAAAAACTGTTATTGGCTATTGCCGAATACATTCACGTAGGAGGTTTATAGTATTTATCTGATTTACAGATAAAGGTTTGTCACTTAGGCTTACATTTTACAACATTTGTAATCATATCTAAACTTACCCCTACCATCACGTGATAACTTGAATTGTGTAATGACTTCACCCGGGTTACACTTGACATTGTGTCTATCGAGATAAATATTCCAGCTACTTTCCTGATTCCACCCACTGTTCGTATTACGACACGCTCCACTTACCTTTTTAGAATTACAAGTATAATCATAACGGATCTGGTTGCCTCTTGGTCTAACAAGTCTAAATTTCGTAACAGGATTTTCACCACAGTTCACATTGTGTCTATCCAAGTATATCGTATTACCCCCTCCCCAATCATTAGAGCCTGTATTCTTTGTTATATTAGCTGGACTATTTATACCTTCAAGACATTTATAACTATATTGAATTTGATTACCGCGTGGGCGACCAAGTTTGAATTGATTTATACCGTCATCACCACAATCGAGTGAATGTCTATCCAAGTATATCATATTGCCCCGTCCCCAATCATTGGCGGGTGTACTTGCGTTTCGCAAAGTATACACCGGCACTCGAGCTGGCTTTGGAGCTGGCTTTGGAGCTGGCTTTGGAGCTGGCTTTGGAGCTGGCTTTGGAGCTGGCTTTGGAGCTGGTTTGGGAGCTGGCTTTGTGGCTGACTTTGGAGCTGGCTCTGGAGCTGGCTTTGTGGCCGGCTTTGTGGCTGGCTTTGGAGCTGGCTCTGGAGTCTTGCTACCACCCGTCATCATCATCGTCGCCGACGAACTTGAACAACAAATTAATAAAACACCACCTATAATAGCAACTCGAGACATTGTTCTATACTTTACTTAGAGATTTAAATTGCTTCTATCAAAAATGACGTCTTTCATTAAGTCAGCTAAGGCTGTCTATGATGTTGAGTCTGAACTTGATTATGTTGAAATTGTTCACGAAAGGTTTGTGAGAGGTAAAGGTTACATGACCTACACTGATTACATAAATACAAAACCCCTCGCCGATTGGGTTGTTCTTACATCTAAAACACAATCAATTCCATATGAAAAGTTCCTGGACACCATGTGCGAAAAGACCCTCGAAGTTCACCAAAAGATGGCGG